AAATTCATTTTTTCTGAAAATTCACACCAACATATAAATTATATAAAAGCAATTACTTCAGTAGAAAATTTTGAGGATTATGATTTATTTGTGAAGATTGATGATGATGACATATATAAAAAGGATGATGTTAAAACAATTGTTGAATTTTTTGAAACTAATGATTATGATGTTATTACCTCAAAAATAAATTACCAATTAAATGGTGGTAATATTTTGGTAGGAGATTATGAATGTTATTTTAAAAATCCACAAAATTGTACTTTTAAAATGCCAATGACATTTGCATTTAACTCAACTGCACTCAAATATATTTTAAATATTGTAGAATTAAATGATTGGGAAGATAATATGTGGAGGGATGTTTGGTGTAAAAATTGTAAAATAGGTGAATACGATAACACTAAAAACATTATATGGTATATTCATGGAAAAAATATATCATCTGCAGATTTTTTAATAAAAGATTAATTAAATAAATAATAATGGCAATTAAGAAAAACGACTTTAGTAGTATAAAGAAAAAATTCTCGACTTCTGCTAAATACAAACCCCAAAGATATTTTGAATTGGGTACTGAATTTTTAGATGCAGTTGGATTACCTGGTCCTGCTATAGGACACCTTAATATGTTATTAGGTCACTCTGATACTGGTAAAACTACAGCACTTATTAAAACTGCTGTTGATGCACAAAGAAAAGGTATTTTACCTGTCTTTATCATCACAGAACAAAAATGGAGTTTTGAACACGCAAAACTTATGGGACTAAAATGTGAAGAAGTTGTTGACGAAGAAACTGGTGAAATGGATTGGGATGGGTTTTATCTATTCAATAATTCATTTGAATATATTGAACAAATTACCGATTATATAAATGAACTATTGGATGCTCAAGAAAAAGGAGATTTGGAATATAGTCTTTGTTTTATGTGGGATTCAGTTGGTTCTGTACCTTGTAAAATGACTTATGAAGGTAAGGGAGGTAAACAACATAATGCTTCTGTTCTTGCTGATAAGATTGGTATGGGTATCAATCAAAGAATTTCAGGTAGTAGAAAAGCTGAATCTAAATTTGAAAACACTTTGATTATTGTTAATCAACCTTGGGTAGAATTACCCGATAATCCATTTGGACAACCAAAAATTAAAGCAAAAGGTGGTGAAGCAATATGGTTGAACTCTTCTTTGGTATTTCTATTTGGTAATCAAAAAGGAGCTGGTACAACAAAAATTACTGCAACTAAAGACAAGAGAAGTGTTAAATTTGCAAGTAGAACTAAGGTATCTGTACTTAAAAATCACATCAATGGTTTGGGTTATGATGATGGTAAAATTATTGTTACACCTCACGGATTCCTTTCAGGTAAAGATACTGCTGAAGAAAAAGTTTCTATTGAAAAATATAAGAAAGAATACGCAGATTATTGGAAAGAATTGTTAGGTTTGGAGGGAGATTTTGATTTAAAAGAAGAAAAAGAATATGAATAAGCTAAAAGTTATATCACTATTTTCAGGTTATGGTACACAAGAGTTGGCACTAAAATACATTGGTGTTGACTTCGAGAATGTTGCAAATTGTGACATACTAAAAACTGCTAATATTGCTTATGATTCATTACACGAAACAACATTAGGTAATTTGGGGGACATATCGAAGGTAAACGAGGATGAGTTCCCCCAATGTGACCTACTTACATACTCATTTCCCTGTCAAGACATTTCAATATCAGGTATTCAGAAAGGAATTCAAAAAGGGACGAGAAGTGGTTTGTTGTATGAGGTTGAAAGAATATTGACTAAGAACCAACCCAAGTATCTTTTAATGGAAAATGTTAAGAACCTGGTATCTCATAACCATATTGATAACTTCAAGGCTCACATAACATTCTTAAATGAGTTGGGATATGGTTGTTCTTGGAGAGTATTGAATGGTGCTGATTATGGTTGTCCACAGAATAGAGAGAGGGTGTTTATGATGTCTGTTTATGGGATGACAAATGAAGAAGTTGAATATAAAATGCTTAATGTTGATAGGTATAAAAAGGACAGAGTACCAATGAGACCATTCATAGAAAATGTCGTCATAGACGACTTATTTATTGAATGTGAAGTTACACCTAACAAACCCAAAAAAGATAGTGTGTGTAAACTTGTAGCAAGGAGAAACGATGTAAGTTACGACCAAGCAAGACGTATATATTCTATTGATGGTTGTTCACCTTGTTTAACAACAACTGGTTCACCACAGATTATTGTTGATGGAAAAATAAGAACTATAACAGCGAGAGAAGCTTATAGATTTATGGGTGTTAGAGAAGAAGATATTGACGTATTGTTATCAACAAATTTGACAATAAAGAATCACGTAGCCTTAGCTGGCAACTCAATTTGTGTTCCAGTTATGGAAGCAATCTTCACAGAGTTCTTAGGTGAGTATGTCACAGAAACAAAAAAATCGTTCACACAATTAAGTTTATTTAAATGATTAAAACATTATTGGTTGATGGTAACAATCTTATGAAAATAGGTTTTCATGGGGTTAAAGATTATTATCACAATGGTAATCATATTGGGGGTATATGGCACTTCCTAAACACAATCAGAAGATTTATCGAAGAACATAATTTTGATAAGATTGTGGTGTTTTGGGATGGTGAGGGAAACTCAAGTAAACGAAAAATCATTTATCCCCAATACAAAGAAAATAGAATCCAAGAACAGAATGAATATAAAGCCCAATCTTTTTCTTTTCAAAAAGATAGGGTTAAACAATACTTGGAGGAAATGTTTGTTAGACAAGTTAATGTTGACAATAATGAAGCCGATGATTTGATTGCATATTATTGTCAAATTGCCGAAAATGAAAACATTACCATTTTTTCATCAGACAAAGATTTAACCCAACTTATTTCCGAAAATGTTTCCATATATTCACCATCAGCAAAACAGATGTATAAAAATGGGGACAAAATAAAATTGAAGGAACACGAGATTCCACACAACAATATTTTAACTTATAAGATATTAACTGGTGATAAATCAGATAATATTGATGGAATTTATTATTTGGGTGATAAAACTTTATTTAAATTATTTCCCGAACTACTTGAACAAGAACTTACAATTACCGATATTTTATCTAAAGCGGAAACCCTTTTGAAGGAAGATAAAGAAAACACAGCTTTGAAGAATCTTCTAACAGGAAAAACTAAGTCAGGAATTTATGGAGACGAATACTATGAAATTAACAAAAAGATTGTAGATTTGTCAGAACCAATGATTGATGATGAAGGAAAAGAAGTTGTGGAACTTTATTACACAGAAACATTAGACCCAGATGGTAGAGGACACAGAAACCTAATTAAAATGATGATGGAAGATGGTTTTTTTAAATTCCTACCGAAGGGGGATGACGCTTGGGTAAACTTCGTAAAACCATTTTTAAAACTAACACGAAAAGAAAAAAACAATTTTAAAACAAAAAAGTAAAAACAATGAGAGAACAAGACATCACCAAATTGGAATTCTTAATGATGGTTAATGATAACATCATAGTTCAAAGATATTTCAATGTTAGAGATTACAATCCTGATACAAGAAATTCAGTTGATTTCAAAGAGTTTATGGATGATTTGATTCATAATCTTAATTATCAACTTAAAATGAAGGCAGTTAGTTATCTATTGGAAAATCAATACGATATCACCAACAACCCAAATCTTCTTAATACATCATATGTCGATGGTCCTGAGTACTTTAACATTTATTTAAAACACGGAGATAGACTACTTTGTCACAGAAGATTTGATGCCAAAATCTACCCTCCAAAGATTAGATACACAGTTGACATCAGACAAACAATCAAAGGTATTTTGTCAGAATTGACTAATTTATTTTCAGCAAAAGACCTTTCATTTGATTATCTTGGACTTAATACAAGAGTGTAATATTTATTCATACAATAACTTAAACTTATGTCATCTAACAAAAATTTTGATTACTTAGGAAGCTCTTTTCAAGTACAACTACTTAATCAAATCGTAGTAGATAAAGAGTTCTCAAGGTCTATTGTTGATGTAATTGAATCCAATTATTTCGATAACAAATACTTCAAAATCATTATCCAAATGATTAAGGAGTATAACCAAAAATGGGATGGTGTTCCTAGTTTTGAAACACTTGAACAAATAACAAAATCTGAATTTCAACAAGAATCTATCGCTAAAGTAGTTATAGATACTATAAGAAAAATTAAAGAAGCACCAGTATCTGGTGGGGATTTCGTTCAAGAAAAAGCATTGAAGTTTTGTAAACAACAAGAGTTACAAAAAGCAATAACAAAAGCTCAAAAGGTTATCGATGGTGGTGAGTTCGAGAACTATGATACCCTTGAAGAAATGATACGAGAAGCACTCCAAGTTGGGATTGTTGAAGATGGCATGTTAAATGTCTTCTCCAACTTGGATGATGTTTTGAATGAAGATTATAGACATCCAATACCTATGGGGATTCCTGGTATTGATAGATTACTGAAAGGTGGTTTAGCTAAAGGTGAAATTGGTGTAATATTAGCACCAACAGGTGTGGGTAAATCAACCATTTTAACTAAGATTGCTAATCACGCATTTAACCTTGGA